CAGAGCCGTCAGCGTTCCACTTATATGTGCAAGGCTTGAGCAATGCTACTTTAGCCAATGCTCCTGTCATTGGTGCAATGGAGTTCTTTAGGCGATAGTCGGAGGAAGTGTTGTAGGCGGTTGCCGTTGTTGTTACGCTTACAGTTCCAACAATCGTATTGCTTCGTGCAAATTCAAGAATAGCGCCATCGCTTGTCAGTCTATTTAAGTAAAGCGGAGATGCATTAGACCGAACCATTGATGTGTAATTACCAACACGAAAAGCAAAACCTTCTGTTGTATCATCAACTGCTGTTTTACCAAAAAGAATAGCACCGCTTGAGTCTATACGGGCACGTTCTGTGTCGTTAGTACCAAACTTAATTGGGACTGTACTTTGAGTGAATAAAAAACCTCCAACACTATCAGTGCCAGCACGAAATGTATTGCTACCGCTTTGTTGGTATTCAGTAAATGAACCACTAGTTCCGTTTACTGTTTGGGCAACATAGCTACTAATTGCAGTTGGAGAAGTTGTACCTAAACCAAGATTCCCAGCCGCTGTCAGAGTCATTGCCTGAGTAAAGGTAATGGCGTTTCCTGCTGTGCCTGATGGGGCGTTAAACCATTTGTGAGCACCAGTTTCTTGTATGTACCAAGTAGCGAAATTATTTTGTAAATATTTACTTGTTGTTGTGGTATCGTAAACTTGGTTTGCGCTCATGTAAGCATATGGAATACCCGTTCCAGTTGGCCCCCAAAAAGCCGCACCAGAGCCAATTTGCACTGCTTTAAACCCCGATGCCCAAGCACTAGGAGTAACTCCCAAGCCTAGATTGCCTGAGGACAAGTTAAGAACAGTTGCTCCAGCGTTGTTGTCGTAGAACTTTAAAGTCCCAGTCGCATCGCTAAATAACTGCATTCCTGTTTGACCAGTCTTTAGGAATGTGATGCCACCAAGAGTTGCTCCTTGAAAAATTGCACTACTTGTATCAGCAAGAACATGAAGTTTTTGGCTAGGACTACTTGTACCAATACCCAGACCTGTGCTGGTTAGGCGCATTTGTTCTGTCAAAGTGCCACCAGACTGTTGGGAGAAAATAATGCTATTGACTGCGCCAGACGGCACATAAGAAGTTAAACCATCCCAACTTAAAATCAGTCGTTGAGTTGTTGCTGAAGTATTTTGAGCCGCAATATTTCCGTTCACCTCAAGAGGAAACGAAGGGGATGCAACGCCAACACCTAGACGAATGTTTGATGAGTCAAACACCAGCGCAGAACCGCTTGTAACAACCTTAGAGCCGTTTAAAAACGCTACTCCATTAGCAGTACCTCCAGAGAGGGTTAAATTGCCTGATAGAGTGGCAGCGGCAGCGGCAACAGTTCCTGTCAATGTTGGTGAAGCAGATAAAACATTATTGCCAGTACCTGTACTTGTACCAACACCAGTACCGCCTTTTGTGACTTTAAGCAAAGGACCCGCATCAAATAATGCGTCAATCGTATCTAAGTCAGTATTGATCTTGCCACCCCATGTGTCAGTGGATGCACCAACTTCTGGTTTGGTAAGTCCTAGGTTGGTCGTTGTGGAATCTGCCATAATAATTCTCCATTAAATCCCGTGATTTGGGTGAAAGTTTAATTTTAATTCTGCTGATTTGCGCTTGCATACAGCTTCAAAAAAATCATCAAAGTATCCTAAAAATTTTCCACAAGCTCTGACTTCCCATTTGTCATATCTCTTGCCTAATCTTTTAGTCCATGAAACCCCAACAACACCAGATTTGTTGTCACTTGGTTTTGAAATGTTTTTGCCGTTTCCAACTCTATCAGTTGCTCTTAAATTGACAAGTCTATTATCTGTTCTTATATGGTTTTGATGGTCTACTTCTTTTGGGTAAAAGCCATAAACATATAACCAAACAAGCCTGTGAGCACTATGTCTGACTCCATCTATTCCAATAATCCAATAACCATGCCCATCAATGCCGCCAGCAACTCTGCCTTTTACGGCCTTAGTTCTATCCATAGCCCATGTAAAAACTCCAGACTCAAAATCATAGTGCAACACTTCTTTTAAGCGTTCTTGCGTTAATGATTGAGTCTTAGCCATTTTTCACCCCTATGCGGCTATTTGCCAAGTCTCGCTATTATCCGCAATTGCTGTCCAACTTTCACTGTTGTCACTAATTGCGGCCCATGTTTCTGATGTGTCTGTGATCGGTGTCCATGTCTCTGCATTGTCAGAGATTGCATTCCATGTCTCAGCCGTGTCACTCTCTGCCACCCATTTTAGATTGCCAGCAATCGTCATAGATGACTGGCAAGTGAAATTGATTGGAGTGCTTTGTCTTCTCTGGCCGTTGACACTCATGCCAGACTCAGCTGCAATCAGCACAGACTGATTCACGATCACGCTGGTGGCCACAGTCATTGTGGCAAAGTCTTCAATCAGAATGCGAATGAGCTGGAGCCTGACGCCATTGACAGACATCGCGCTGGTATCGACCGAGGCAAATGCACCGATGGCCACCCTCGTGGCCGCCAGGCTCGCGCTAGATGTGGCCGCAAATGTTGATTTGCCTATGGCATAGCGCAAAGCGCTTGCAGACATGCTGCTGGTGCTAGATATCGTGGCCGAGGCATCGGCAACTATTTGCGCAGCAGCTGTTGCACCGCTAGACGCTGAAACCGAGAATGATGCTGTCTTGACCACATTGGCGCTGACAGTCTCTGAGCTGGAAGCAGAAACAGAAAACGCGCCTATGCAGACGCGCCTTGCATTGATTGCAGCCGTGCTGGTGGCTGCAAGTGTGGCTGCTCCAAGGCTTACGCCATAGGAGTAATTCCCTCCACCATACGGGCCAAGACCATAGGCTGCCATGTCATGTCAATGTGACATCAAGATCACCAGCTGGGATTCGCAGCACATCGCCATCATTGATGGTGCGAGCTGTGGTCAGCGCTGCCCAGGCTAATAGATTTCCGCCAGTGCTTGCATCAAAGATGCCAGCCCAGCCAATTGATCCCCAATTGCCGCCGCTGGCAGCTGCAAATTCAATGGCCGCTGCATTGGTGGCGTTTGTGGGGCTTGTGCCAGAGATCGTGATTGTGCCAGTGGCCACTCGCGCATAGGCGTTGCCAGACACCTCAGTGCCGCCGCCAGTGTCACTTGGCGCAGCCGTGAAAAGGCCAATGTACCAAGCCGTGGGGCGTGTGGCGCTGCTAGTTGTCAGCAGCCAGGTTAAAACTAGGTTTTCGGTGTAGTCGGTAAAAGATGACATGTCCAGTCCTTATCCAAAAGTCTTTGCACGGGTAAGCAATGCACCACCAGAAGACGCACCGCGATCATCGGCAGTTTGCAATTCACTCATTGCACGATCATATAGCGATGACCACACTTGGATTCTCGCATCATCTTGCAAGTATGGAGCAGCCTGCAGCAGCGCGCCATACAGATAAATGTCGGGGCTTGATGTCAAAAGCCAGTTGGTGGTCACGCTGTTTGATAACTTTGTCAACTTCGCGTAATAGGTCAGCTCGGTTGTATATGTGGCGTCTGGCACTGGAACCAATCTAAACTGGCCACCGACCACGCCAAAGAATCTTGGCTTGCCGCTGCCAGTGTATTCAGATGCCTTATTGTCAAGGGCATCAATGCTCAAAAATTCCAATGGGGTCTGTGGGTTTGTGCTTGTCAGCTTCAGAGATTTTGTCTCTAAAAAATCAGCAGGCACAGCGCCATACTGCGCGTCAAAAGACGCATTGGCCCTGACAATCATCTGCCTGGTGCGCAGTGTTCGCTCAACTTGCGCCTCGGCCAAAGAGATAAAGTCAGGAATGGCATTTGTCAGGTCTGACCGATTGAGCCAATCACCAATGGATGTCTTCAGTTCTGCATAGGTGCTAAGTGCCATTTTTCGCCTCTTTTTCCATCTCTTCTTTCACAATCCAAGTGTGAGGGTGGCCAAACTCAAAGGTCCCAATGTGACCAATTTCGTGCGAGACATCATGGTCAATGTAGACTTTAAAGCCAATCTCTCTGGCTTTTCTACAAAAGAATACATCCTCACCCATATAGCCCCGTGTGGTCTGCCATGGCATATCAAACCATGGCTCGCTCATAGCCTCAAACACCTTGCGCTTGATCAGCATTATGCCAGTGCCAATGCTTCCCACCTCTTGCAATCCAGTTGATTCTGGCATGGTGTAAACAGGAATGCGTTTGTCGTTCTCATCATAGTTCTGAGCTGTTGGGCCAGTTGGCATTCTGCGCCTGGCGCAGTTGGCCGCCACAATGTCTTTGTCGTGAGCCAAGAGCCTTCCCACCATGTCCTGTGGGAATGTCATGTCCGAATCAATGAAGAGAATGTGTGTGCAGCCCTCGGCCATCGCATCCAAACAAAGGTCAGCCCTTTGGTTTTGGATAATCGTGCCTTGCATCAATTTCAGACTAATCGCGTCTTCGGTGTTGAGTGTGTGATACGCCACCATGTTGACCATGCAATAGCAATAGTTCGTGTGGACTTGATCAC